CCACTTAATCGTAGAAGAGTCTTTAATCAATTCCCAATTACGTACACGCATAAGATTGACATTATCTATATACGCTTCTTTAATTGGGTTTGAATTTTCAACTTCTTCTGGATTATGTTGAGTAATGATGGACAGGGTCTGTTCTCTCATAAGGTACAGGTCCTTAGTCTTAGACGGATTGCCTTCAATAAAATACAAATTGTCAAAGTTCACCGAACCCCAACCAACTTCTTCTCTTTCAATCTTCCATTTTCCATTTTTAAATGTTCTGTTTACATTTCTTACCTTGTATCCTTTCAATAGACCACCGGGTCCAGCAAACGTTATAGTTTTGTCTCCAGGAAACTTAGGCTTGATCTTTTCTTTATCTACAATACGACCTAGAGCTTTAAGTACTGAGTCGTCATTGTCTCCTTTATAGAGGACATCTCTGCATTTTTTAATCCATGTCACAAAGTCTTTCTCATCTAACTGTTGTTCAATCACATCTGCTGCGTCTTGAGCTGCCCTCTCAATTGCACCTTGGATGTATGCTTTGGTATTTTCGTTCCATATAACTTTTTCTCTACTTGGGGTAACATCTACACCTTCTTGTAAAACAACCTCAGTTCCATTACCTGGAGATATATATGCTTGACGTGTAGGACACTTAATCGCTACTGCACCCCATAGTGTTTCCATCTCCAATTCACGAAAGTCTACATAACCATAATTAATACCAGTAGTTGACTTTGGGTCTTTAACCATTAGTATATGTGGTTTACTCCAACCCCAAGAGTCTGAGACAATAAGATTGTCAGAGTTATACAAAACTTCACTCTTAACAGTCTTATCTATTTCTTCCCCCTCTTCATAAATGTAGGTAAACTTTACATTAGGAAGATAGTTTAGCTGATCCTGTACAGCTTCTTTAAACTTATCCCTGTTATGCCTTTTTACACCAAACGAAACTTTAGTATAGTTTTTTGATGAAGTATTTTTATAATAAACAGCATCATCAATAGGTGGATTATTTAGCATAACAAAACCATCTGCTTCAAATTTATTTATTAAAAAATCTGTCTTATATGCATAACAATTAAATTTAAATAATTTATTATTATGTACTGTTTCTACTGTATAACAATCTACTCCTGTTGAGAGTGGGACTTTGGCTCCGAGTCCGAAGGCTCCGAAGTTTTCTGCCGTGTTCCTCTTAGTCGAGAAACCCAATTCCAAATAACCTTCCAACCTTGGCATGCCAATACCCACACCGTTATCCATAACGCTAAAAGTATCACAATAGCCTGTTCCAGCTCCTTCGGTGTATCGCACAGTGACACAATCAACATCACTAAAAGCATCCCTATTATAGTACTTGGGATTAAAATTAGAATCTTTATACTCGTTTTCATTTCTTGTTATATAATAATCTTCAACATTCTTTTCTCCAGACAATATTTCTAGAGCAATTTCCTTCTCACGTTGTGAATCGCAGGCGTTAGTCACCAGCTCACGTACAGTTGAAGCTATTGGGGTAGAGTATTGTGTAGATTGAAGAATATCAAAAACAAGTTTTTCAGCAGATTTATTAATCCGCTTTTGCACACCATGAGAATTACTCTCCATTTGTGCTCCAATTGTTTTTATACTCATTATTTTGTATTAAAAAACCCCAACTATTTAGTCGGGGTTATCATTTCTAAAATTTTATTTACAGTCTCAATGTTTTGTCGTTGATTCCGTGGTACAAATAATACCGGTGGATCATCTTGTTCCATTAAGAGTTTTTTAAACATCTTCCATTTAAGCGGGAAGCGTTCATTTGCATAGCCTTTACACTCTATTATCCATTTACCTTTAGGGTCTACGAAATCTGGAGTATATGTTATATCGCGTACTTTGTGTTTTTGTTTATCTTGAAATCCTGTCTTACCGTTGTCTTCGTAAGAACTATTGGAATAATGAAAACCTTTTAGTAACACATACTTATGTTTCTCATAATCAGCTTCGATAAAAGCTTCTTTAAGCATACGATAACAATGTGCTTCTAATTTAGAACGGAACTTGATCCCGTCCACTTCCGTGGGCTTCGACTTTATTTTTGCTTTCCCGTTGCGGGCTTTTCTTTTCCAAGTTCTTGATGACATTCTTTGCTATTTCTATTCCATGATCTTTAACTAAGTCCGATATATCCTTACTTTGATATTGCGAAGGAATCTTTAGATTAGCAAGTTCATACTTACTACAAATTTTTGTAGCCATAGTTTGACCAGGATTAGAAACCTTTTCAAAGTCGTTGTCGTAAAGGACTACTACTTCTTTGAAGCGGTTTTGCGCTTCTTTAATGGTTTCTTTACTTGGCACAAGCATTTCTGACTGTAAAGCAAAGGATGGGTAACCAAGACTTGCCAAACACATGACATCCTTGAGGGAACTTGTGAGAAATACAATCTCACCAGATTTAGGAAGTTGCCAATAGCCTTGCAAGCATTCCATGCCCACATTAGAACTCCATTTAAAATCTGCTTCAAGAGGACGGTAAATCTTATAACCGCAGTCAAAGCGGTAACGATAGCTGATGCTATTACACGAAAAACGTTTTTCATTTATCCAATAATGAGTTATAGGTTGAACGTCAAAGATACATAATAATTTCTTACTAATGTAAAATTGTTTCCAATAATCAGCATCGTCCTTATTCCAAGGCCTCAGTTTAACTTTTATCTGTGCTCTTGTTTTTTCTTTAAATACTGGCGTTTCCATCTTTGGAATAGTCCGTATTGAACGTATACCAGCAGACAAACCAAGATTAAATGTATTATCCACATGTTTAAGAACTTCTGAAAAATTCAAATTATATTTATGACCTACATAAGAAAAACAATCAAAACTATGCTCAGGGTACCCAAAATCTTTATATCTAAGTCTCCCATTTAATAGAGAAATAGAGACTGTTGGGTTCTTATCTTCACGAAGATCACTTTTAAACCTTTTAGTGGGGTCATCAAAGTATGAACAATAGTACTTAAATATCTGATATTCAGATACTTTTTTAAGGATTGTATCTTTTGTTAAACCATCTTCGCTGTTTCTTGACTGTATCATAGTAAATAAAAGAAAGGGGGAGAAGGAGGACGCACGTGCTTATTAATGCTTGAACCTCCCTTTTTGAATCTCCCCACAATCTATATTATTTATAGCCAATCATTATCAGCTGTAGCCGGAACAATCGCTTCTGTTTCTTTATCAGGCATAATAACTTCAGGATCATACTTCTGAAGTTTTAAATCTGAATTATAAACAGCATTAAATGATCCATACTCATCATTAAGAGCACGAACAAAGATGTCATCACGTTTAGGCTTAAGACGACCAAAGCAACGAGTATATACTTGTTGATACTTATCATCCTTTACCCCAAGCATCACTCTAAGCTTATTGTCTTTAAGTGCAGATACTAATGTTTTAAGTTCTTTTACATCACCTTTAACAATATCGTCAATGGTTTCAAAAGAACATTCACCTTCACTAGGAATATTAGCCCATGCTTTTACAAAGCTAATTAATGCTTCTTCGCCAGGATACATACGACGTACACCTTCCTGCTTAAACCAATCAGGTGCAGTCTCAGGCTTTTCAGCCCATGTTACTTGACCAAAGTTATTAGTAATTTGAAACTTACCAGTTTTAGAAGCATCACGAAATGAATCTCCTACAAGGAATTCAACCCTAGTAGTAAAATTATGTTCTTCATTTTTTACCCAAAATGTAAGTTTATTCTTTACATTATCCCCAAGCTGAATACCAGCATAATTAGGTTCTGTTTTAAGATTAATCCCGAGAGAATGAAGTTCTCCTAGATTGGGATTAACTGCAAGTACTGATACAGGGGCAATGCCTGTGAATAAAGGTATGCCGCCACCAGCAACTTGTACTTCAGAAGAATTAGATTGTATAGCCATTAGTCTTGAATTTCAGTTTGGTTATCATTATGTGAAGTATTTCTTGTATCTGATTCATATAAAGCTTCAATAAGTGATTCGTTTGCTTGAGTTTCAAGCTCTTCTAATTTACTTATTGGAGAATCTACGGTATCAGTAGGAATACTAGTCTGATTAGGATCTGTTAAAGTTTCAGTATCGTCAATCAATTGAACACGCATTAATTTTTGCTTCTTTACTCTTACACCCTGTAATTTAGGGTGAGTAAATATATGCTTAATCTCAGCCATAGTAAGATCATATTTCTTACGCATAGCTACACGGTCTATACCGTTTTCTAAATCATTTAAAATTTGTGACACCGTCAAAACTTGAGGTGTTTCTTCCTGCACTACTTCTGGGGTAGTGTCTACTCTTGCGTCAAAGGACATTTGTTATTTATTTAATCGATGAAAATTTTTGTCCACTCTAATTCAGCATCTAAACCTCTTAGATGCCCACAACGTGAACCTGCTGTGTCGTCGTTTGTTGAGTCAAACGAAATCTTAGTTACACCATCTCCTCTATATACATATCCAATAGCATCAGAGTTTGCACATGCAATTTCTCTTAATTTACCAGATAGTGACAGATCATTAGCTTTAACTTCTTTACCATTCTTAGTTAGATACTTATCTTTTAAGTGACCAACAAAGATGACATGTTCAGCTAATTGTGAAAGACGATGAAACCACTTCATAAAGGCTCTACGTAAGTAGAGATAACCTGCACCATTAGGCAGTGACAGTACAGATAATCCTTTATTATCTTTATCAAAATTCTTACCCATAGGGGTAGCCCTATATAATTGCTTAGCTTCATCTTCACACCATACTTCAAGTTGAGTAATGGTATCAATAGCAATATATTTATAAGGATTTTTCTCACTCATAATCGCTTTCCCAATTTTAGCAAGTTCTGCAAGAGAATTCACTTTAATTTTTAAGGCATCTATCATATCGGATCCATCTTCTAGATCAATAATAAGACACCCTTCAAGTTGAGAAAGGGATGTGGTCTTCCCAATTTTAGGAGGACCGTATATAATCATGTTTTTAGGGCTTTTACGTGCCGCTTTAATTACCTTTTTAGGTAGTACTAGTTCGCTCATGAATTGTAAATGTTGAGAGATCGGTCTCAAAAGGTATCATACCTAATAATCCGTCTCGATTTTTTTCTATATGTACTGCCATAAGACCCACAGGATCTTCCCCACAGTATTTGTCAGTAATTCCGTATAAATCATACGGACGTTGTAGCATCATAACAACATGAGCATCTTGCCCAATACTATCTCCCCCAAATAAATCTGTTAAAAGTGGTTGATATTGTTGTTTAGCTCTATACTCCTGTTCAATATTACGATTTAACTGAGATAAAAGAATATTAATAGTTTGCATCCTTGCCTGCATCCACATGCAAGCCTTAGATAAAACATTAAGTCTTTGTAACTCTGTTTCAGCATTACCTAATACTAATCGAGAATGATCAATAAGGTTAATAATAGTTGCAGTAGGAGATTTTAAGAATACTTGTTCATTTATATTCTTTACTTTATCCATATCCTGGGGTATAGAACAAAAATATATAGGGTATTCTTTGTATTTCTGCACAGATTGTACATATTGCTTATACTTTATATCTGACAATTTATTCTCAACTGAAAGAAGTTCTGCTGTTTGCATTTTAGTATCCTTACTACCAGCACGTAATATTTGCTGTTCACCAGGCATTTCAAAACTCCAATACAATACAATTACTTCTTTGTCTATATTACTATCTAATACATCAAAAACAAGTTGATTAGAAAATGCAGATTTACCTACACCAGGTCTGCCAGCTACTACATATAATTTTTGTGGCTGTAATCCTCCCATCAAATTTTTATTCAATCGTTTCCATTTAGTAGGATAAACTAATCTATTACCTTCCATACCCTTACGGACATCACTAATAGAACGTTCTACTGATTTAGAAATATGACGAAGTTGTGGTATACCTGTAATATTATAATTGACGTGTGATACGTCTTTGTTCTTCGGGAGATTGCTCATTTTCTATATCTTCATATTTCTCCCACGTATATTGATTCATCCAAGTTGTTAACATTTGCATATATCCTAACGTATTAGAAACCTTCCGAACATCAAGCTCATTCTTTAAACTTTGAACAATCCTATCATGGAGTATTTTGCTACCATTGAGAATTTTTTTATATTTCTCTTTGGGTTTAGCATTGGCTTTAGCATGTGCATCTCTAGCACGGAGCACACGCATACTGCCTTTATTATATACTCTAATAGGAAAGTGGGAGAGGAGATCAGACCATAATGCATCGAAATCAGTTTGGAATAAATCCAAAAATGTTTGTCTAACTATATGATCCTCAAGATCCTCTCCCAGCTTAACTAAGCCTTTGGTTTGCAGGCTTTCTGTGTCTGGTTGCAAATTTAACTTTTTAATTAAATCATAACTTGTGGCATGTAATAAGTACAAATATAAGAAATCATCAGCAGTTATCCCAAACTTTTGTAGAATATCTGTGTTGATACTTAAAATCATACCAATTATTTAAATATTGCCGTTACTTCTCTACCATTTACTTGTATAGTAATATGTTGTGCATCTTTAGTAAGATCCATCAACATTTCTCTAACTCCTTTATTTGCAGGAGGTTTAGTACTAGTAGATTTTGTTTTAGTAGACTTTGTTTTAGTCATTTCATAGTATTTACTACGAACACCTGTCCATTTGTAATTTTTACCATGTCTCTTCTTCAACATTGTAGCTACTCTAGTAGAAGCATCTTCAACGCTTTTACCAGCTTTTCTGTGCATAGTCATTGCTGTAACTATGTCTTTTGTAATTTCCTTTGTATATATCATTTTAGGAATAATTTGAGGTCTTCACCTCGTTGAACATTTTTTAACTTTGAGACTGCCTTATTAAGCCAAGTCTCTTCTTGACTGTCTTTCACATATAATATATATACACGTCCGACTTTATCTTCACTTTTACGTAGGAGTCGTCCTACACGTTGAATCAGAGGTAAAGATTTACTCTCTAAACCTACAATAATCCCAATACCAACATCAGGAACATTGAAACCTTGATTCAAAGCTTTAGTAGTGCACAGTATACGACACCCCCCATCTCTAAAACACTCAAGAATATTTTCTCTCTTCTTAGGTGTTTTACCAGAGTGATAACTTATACCATCTACTTCTTCAGCTATATCATCAGCAAAAGCATTACTACCACCAAAAGTGAGAACTTTATCATCCTTATAGTGATCTATAATAACCTTTGCTTCATCTATTTTGTATCCAGCATGTTGCACAACCTTTTTCCTGCCTCTAATGGCATTCATAAATTGTGCAGCTACACCCTTATTACCAGGTGTATAGCCACTTAATATACTTTGAGCCTTGGTAAAAGCATCATACCCAAGAGCCATTTTCATCCTAACAAATAAACTTTGGTAAGCATCATATTCTTTTTTCTCTACTGTAGTTAATTTTACCCCTATACAATAGATTTGATAGTCAGCTACATAACCCTTTTCCACAGCATCATCTAAGCTTAGCTTGTACACAGGTGGGGCTAAATTAATTAATATCTGTCTATATTCAGGTTCTTCAGGCATAGTAGCCGTCATACATAATAGTTTATCATATGTATTATATTCAAAGAATTCCCTATATACAGGCGATAGCCCTAGGTGTATCTCATCACACAATACTACATGATAATGTTCATCTCTGAGTTTATGAGCAGATTGATAGCACATAATATCTATCATCTCCAAATAATCCTCAAAGCCCCACTTTTTAAACTCTTCTTCAAATTGTGCTTGAAGCTGAGTAGTAGGTACTAATACTAAACATTTATGTAGATCATTATGATCTAAAATGTTTGCATTTTTATCTACAAGTTCATCTATAGAATAACCAACAGCAAGTACCCCAATACGGGACTTACCAAACCCAGTAGCTGCAATAATGCTACCTTTGAAACCTTTACGGGCCCAAGCATTAAGTGCTTCTTTCTGAGCTTTATCTCTAGATGTAGGAATAGGACTACGCTCTGGTGTAAGTACTATTCTCTCTGTTGAAGGTGGCTTTGGGTGAAAGTCTCTCCACTCTTCACCTTTTCTACCTTTCCGTTTTGTCATAATAATCTTCTGATCGGTCTTCATATTCCCAATTTAAAATTTCATCTTCATATTCCTCACGATTATCTATATCTTCAGGAGATAAAGGTTCAAATTCAATTTTAATTATATTAGCTCTAGGGCTTTCTCCTGGAGTATAATAATCACCTTGAGATCCTGGATCTATTTCATACGTCATTAATACGTTTATAGGTCCTAAGTCGGAGTCTATCTCTATCATCCATATAGATTCTTTCATGTTCTATTAATTTTATATTCAACTTTACTATTTGTCTTCTCAGATAATTAACTTCATTTTTAAGATTATCTTGATTCATTTTAAGACGCTCTAGATCGAACGTCATTGTAGGATCTTGATTCATATTTATTTATTTCGTTTGACATATACACTTCTGACATTGTCATTATTTGTTTATTTGTATGCTTATAATTAGTATATCCATTATTTCTTAGATTTCTAATTATTGTCAGTAGTGAATTTACATAAAGCTCTTTAAAAATAGGATCTGTAACTAAGTAATCTTCACACCTCCCAAGTGCAACTACTACTGTAGAATGATCTCTTCCTAAATACTTACCGAGCTTGATATGAGTAAATAGGTATAGTCTTCGTGCAAGATGAAAAAATATCTTTCTAGAATCATTTAGTTCAGCTCTTCTAACTGGGCTTTTTAAATCTTCTAGAGATATATCGCATACTTCACACACAGAATTAGCTATAATAGTTAATTCTGATGTATTAAAACAGGTTTTTTGTCGTACCCATGCTTGTGTTTTTGGGTCTAACCCTGGATATAGATAAGGGCTAATTATAGTATTAGACATTTATAAATGGTTTGTATTAATGTACTCCTGGCGGGACTCGAACCCACAACCTACAGCTTAGAAGGCTGTTGCTCTATCCAGTTGAGCTACAGGAGCTTATGCTTATTGTCTAAGCAAATAATCTATACTTGTTTCTAAAGCTCCCATTGCATCAGTTATAAATAAACTAAGGTTGTTATCTTTCACCTCCACTGTTAAAACCTTATCTAGTTCTTTTTGCAAACCATTAATATGAAATCTAAGTTTGTGTTTAAATTTCGTATTACCTTCGGTTTCATCCAACAGTTCTTGTAGTAACATAGACGTTACGAATAGTTTGACCTCAAGCTGGTTAATTTTCTTATCATTGATTTGTACGTCAGACATAATTCATATTTTAATAAATGTATTTGATTTAGATTTTATTTTTTTAGTAACCTCTACCCTATGACGTAACTTCCTAGCAGCTGTATTAGCTTCTTTTTCTACTACACCCATAGTAACTTTAAATGCATATACTGCAGCTTTTTGATTAATTGTATCTACTATTTCGTAGATGTCAGCTCCTGACTCGAGAAGCTTTCTCATTTCCATAACTCCTAATAATCTTTTCATTGTTATAATTTTAAATTAAATAATAAAAAAGGACCTACCTTCAACTCAAATCGCTAAGCTAGGTCTTCACCTATTCGCAACTTACTAGAGTCCCCGGCATTACCCGCTGGCAACATATTAAGTTACTGTTTGTATTAGATTCGAATGTAATTAGCTAGTAGGCCCTTCTATTTTATTCTTCTTCTTCAGATATAAATTCACAATGCTCTAGGCAATCTGGACATATACCATACTCAGTCATAAAGCACGATGCTCCACAACAATCACTTACTTGGTTCATGATTTCTATTTTTTAATTGTGTACCAATTTAGTACATGTCACTTTTGGTTATGCTATTAGGTGAATTGATTCACTTATAATGAGCGCGTTTCATGATAAACGAGTGCAAATGTCATTTACTTCTCCCATGTTTTTGAGATGTTAGTATCTGCCTTAAGCAAACCATTAGGTATAATTACTTTAGCAGCCTTTTCCATAAGCTCAGTCATACGAACAGCCCAATATGGTGCTAATTCTTCACTGCAAATAGTATCTATCTGATCATGTACAGTCATTACAATCTTTACAGTACCTGACCATGACTCTTCTATCTCTTTATGTATATATATAAGAGCTAGTTTAGTCATATCAGCTGATGATCCCTGAATTGGGGTATTCTTAGACGCACGTTCAATGCTCCCAAGCTCAATCATCTTATCTCTGTCGTTCCACATCCGTGGATACCAGTTATCAAACCATCGTCTTCTATAAAAAGGAGCAAAGGTTTGTATATAACCATTCTTTTTACCATATGTACCAAGCTTTTGTAGAAACGCTTTGATATTAGGAAATGCTGTAAAGTATTTCTTTATAAGATCTTGTGCTTCTTGCTTAGTTATTTGTAATGTATCGGCTAACTTAAATGGCCCCATTCCATAAGCCAACCCGAAGTTGATGGCTTTGATTTGGGTTCTAAGCTTCTTCCGTGTGTCGTTGTCAGCATTTCTCCATTTATCTTCAAATACGAGATCTGCACATACTCCGTGCAAGTCCATGCCCCTGGTAAGAGCATCAAGCCACACTGGATCTTGGGATCCATATGCGATGACATTTAATTCCTGTGAAGAGTAATCACTGGATACAAAGACCCATCGCTGTGGAGCAATGAAACAGTTTCTAAAGGTATTGTCACTGGGTATTTGTTGCATATTTGGCTTACTAGAGGACACTCTCCCCGTATCAAGTATTTGTGAGAAATTTGTATGGACTTTTCCATCACTGTTGACGTAATTGAAGAATTTAGTACCATATGCATTGGCAAGTTTGGTTCTTTCTTTATAGCGTATATATTCATCTATTAATTTATGTTTGTACCTATGTTTATTTAAATTCTTTCCGTTAACATCCTCAAGACTTGGCACTAAGTTCTTGAATAGTTTGAGTGTTTGCAAAGGGGAGCCCCAATTAATAGCAGTATGTCTTACCTCTTCAATAGGTGCAAACATATCTGCTTGTAATGGGATACGATAATGTTGTAACAAATCATGTTCCAATACCATATTATCTAATTCTAACTCTTGTGTATATGCCAATTCGACATTTTCTGCTGCCATAATTGTCCATTTCTCTTTATCAATAGCTAAGCCTTCATATTCTATTTCAGCAAATACTTTAACTACTGCGTTTTCGAGACGGGCAACCTGTTCCAATTTATACGTATGTAACGACGGTAGCTGCTTTTCCCGAATACCAAGCAAATAAATAACATCGTTCGCCCCATAGGTAATCTGATCGATCGTGTACGGTTGACCTGTGAGTCCAATAAATTTATTTCTCGTCGTCTTATCCAAATCAATATCGAAGTACCTATTGACACACCTTGACAATGAGTAACCATAGTCTTGTTTACCGCAATTGATAACTCTTTCCGTAAGATATGTATCGTATATGTTTTTGATATTGATGTTTGCCCATCGCTTGATGAATTTATAGTCGAACTTGGCGTTATGAAATATCTTAATAATTTTTTCATCTTCTAATATATCTTTTAATGGTGTAACATCTACAGTTCTTGTATCAATAACATACTGTCTATCCTTATCCCCAATCTGGAGCATAATCATTTTCTTACACGTGAAGTCAAAGCCTTCTGTCTCTGTATCTACCCCAAGAACAGGTTTGTCCTTACAATATGACACACAGTCCTCAAGACTTACTGTCTGTATTTTTGATACGTTCAAGAGCGCGTTCTGCCCCACGAACCTTATTGTATTTTGCTTGTTCATTATACATATATAATAATATTTTGTTTGCGTCATCTATTGAGTATGTCTTCCCAAGAAAACTTACTTCGTTTCTATTAGCTGCTTGACTTACTTTAATAAGTCTTCGTAATACATGCACATCATTATTTGCAATAATTTCAGCTATTTGTTTCATTTTACCCATTATAAAGAATTTAAGGTTATTAATATTAAAGAATAGCATAGGCTGAACATTTGCAATGCAGTTCATTTAATAATACTCCTGTATTAACCTAATTATTAGAGTGCTTATTGGTATCGCTTGATCATCATTGCTCTAATAAATATAAATGTTAAAAGAAAATGAAGGTTGGTATATTATGACACTTTCCTTCCTCCTACGTCTAGGCAGTGTGTACACCTTCACTCTCTATGGTCACCGTTATAGGAGTCGAACCTATTATACTTAACTAAACTTCACTAAAATTAAGTATACTATCCACTAGACGGTGAAATAAAGGGTGAGCTGTTACATGCAACTCACCCTTCGTTTTACATATTTACGACATGATCTCTCCTGTCGCAACATTTACATTCTGATCAGCAATGATGCCACCTGTTGTTACAGCTGCATCGCTTTCAAGGAATGTATGTGTAGGTTCTCCGAACACAACTTGTGTGTTAGCGAAAACGTACATACCCTGATGAGTAATAAACTCACCATCTTTACCACGTCTTTTGGCAGCAGTCTCAAGGTTCATTGACTGGTACTCAGATGGTTCAGTTGTCTCTGTGATTTGTACACGGAGAGACTGACCTTGAGCAACAGGGTTTAAGACATTAAGTGCCTTTACCTCGTGACCACGTTCGTTAGTCGTGTAACCTGATGATAAATCAACACTCAAGATTTCAGACGCATCACTTGGTTCACAAGTCAACCAAGCTCTACGAGCTCCACCTTGAGAGAATCTCTCATCGGATTTATTAAAGATACCTAAAGGATTAGCACCTGCACCTCCTTCGAGACGCTCAGCCAATTCCAATTGGATTTTACCATTAGCTACTTTGCGTGAAGACACAAGTAAGCTATTACCTGGATTTAGGGTATCCAGAGAACCACTGTTTAATGTATTTTCCATGATATTATGGGTTTTACATGTATTTAAATGTTGAGGACTATTGATGGTTGTCCTCTTAACCAACTAGTTTGATTATTTATCAGCTAATACTAATGAAGTTTGACTTCGTAATGACATGAAAGCATCTGTAGGATACTTAATATTATAGACATAATTATTGTAATCATCATGTATAATATTCATGATTATCTTAGTATTATGCTTTCTCATCTTAGTCTTAAGTATTTCAATAGGCATAGTAAGTTCTTCACATGTAATAGGATTTATAGTTACAATGTGAGTCATACCTTCAGTGAAGAAAGTAATTACTTGTTCTTCATTGTCATTTGTAATTGATCCGAAGTATCCACAATTATATGATTGAGACATCCCTAAGAAAGGGATGCTCATCAATATTATGAATAGAATAACTATTAAAGAGGATGTTAAATGTTCTCTCATTATTTCTGATACTTAAGTAGGTTTAATTGAATTTCAAGACGATCTTCTTCATTAGATAGATCAATCATTTGTCTCTTAATAACTTTAATACGGTCTTGACATTGTTGTATTAATGTTTGAGTATGAGTTTCACGCTCTTTCATAGCGCGATCAATTGGGGTGAGATGTATATTTTCTACTGACATTTGAGGTGGATTTTATTATCTGTTATTTAAATATGTAAAAAGACATTGAAGTACAA